CCTTGGTAACTATGATGTACTAGCTATCGGCGTAGATGCTAACGGTGTTGGTGATGCAGTAGCCGGTCGTTTAAAGGTTTTGATGCCACGTGCAGAAGTTGTGCCAGTTACTTCAAGCCCTACTGAACAATCCAAGCGCTGGAAGCACCTACAAGCCTTGATCCAACGTCAGATGGTCTCATGGCCTTCCCACGCTAAGACCCGTCGCCTACGTATCTGGAAGAAGTTCTATCAGCAGATGACAGATGCCGAGGTTCAGTACAAAGGACCTAACTTTATGGTTGCAGCCCCTGACGAGGCCCATGCACACGATGATTTTGTGGATTCCTTGGCCTTAGCTTGCTCTTTAACACAAGAGATGGTTATGCCTACCGTAGAGGTAAGCTCTAATCCTTTCTTCTAATTTACTATGACAAAACACCTACTACAAGACAGAATTAACCCTGAGGAACCTCAATCCCTTATCCTATAGGAGATAAAACAATGGCAACACCAAATATCGCACCAACACCTCAGTATCCTGAGCGTCCTGGTAACGTATACGAACGCAAGATGTCCCCTGCAACAGCCGGTCTTCGTGGACCACTTCGCTTTGAAGAAGGCATTGCAACAGACACAGATGTCCCAAATGATTTCCAAGTTGGTTTGGATCAGGGCTACGACACTCCAGATGGACGTCCTAACCACAATCTAAACGTCTTTGAGAAGTATGCTGATGAGACAATGCGTGAGCGTGCTCACGTCGGTTCAGCAGCTTGGGTAGAAGCTCCAACATTCCTTGGTGAGTTCTCACAGGGTAACTTCGGAGATCACTCAACAGTCGTAATTGAAGAAGTAATCCGCAACGGTTCACGTCAAGCTCGTATGAACCCTGCATCAGTAAACGACTAAAGTACTGTAGAATAATCCTAGTTCCCAGCCCCGTTCCCTTTCTCCGGGGCTGGTGAACGTTAACTTTCAGAGACTGGCATGCGGGGGCAAATCAAATGAACGGACTTAATCAATGAGTGGTGGTGTAGATTTTTCACCTCCGTCTTACAGGGCGGCGTCATCTGACTTAACCATCTCAATTTCACCTCTCGGTCTTGTAGAACTTGCTGATGAAGAATTTGAAGTACATGGTCCACGTTTAAATCGTTACTCACTTAACTGGGCAATGTACCTAGGACATCACTGGTCCTACCGCCGTGAAATTGGCGAATCACAGATGGTATATAACTACTATCGTGCATTTACAGACTTTATTACTAACTTCACATTTAGTCGTGGAGTTTCATTTCGCAGCCCAACTGCAACAGAGGCAATCGTTCCAGATATCCTAAAGCGTGCTTGGGAGATTGATAACAACAAGCATGGTGTTCTTTGGGAGATGGGCCAACAAGGCGGAGTCTCTGGAGACTGCTTTGTTAAAGTAGCTTATGAAGAAGGCTTTGAAGATTCTGTTGGACGTATGCATCCAGGACGAGTTCGTATTCTTCCCCTGAACTCATCTTTCTGTTTCCCAGAGTTCCACCCACATGATCGCTCACGCTTGATCCGCTTTAAGCTCAAGTATCGTTTCTGGGGCACCTCTATTGAGGGAACACGTCAGGTTTACACATATACAGAAATCTTGACCGATGATCGTATTGAGGAGTACATTAACGATGAACTCATTGACTCTCGCCCTAATCCTGTTGGAGTCGTACCGATCATTCATATCCCCAATGTAATGGTTTCAGGATCCCCATGGGGTCTATCAGATTGTCATGATCTAATTGTTTTGAATCGTAACTATAACGAAGTAGCAACAGATATCGCAGATATCGTCAACTACCATGCTGCTCCGGTTACAGTAATTATTGGTGCTAAGGCATCAGCACTTGAGAAAGGCCCTAAGAAAGTTTGGGGAGGTCTTCCAAAGGATGCCCGAGTAGAGAACCTAGAAGGCGGAGGAGCTGGCCTACAGGGCGCCCTTGAGTACCTAAAGGTTGTTAAGAGCGCTATGCATGAGATGGTCGGAGTACCGGAGACTGCTCTTGGTCAAGTACAGCCAATCTCTAATACCTCAGGCGTTGCTCTAGCTATCCAGTACCAGCCTTTGATGAACCGCTACAACCAGAAGATCGTTCAGTACAGCGAAGGTATCCGCCGTATTAATGAGCTAGTTCTTCTAACCCTTGCTTTCAAGGAGCCAGAGGCATTTGTATACAACCCAGATGTAAATGGACCTATTAAGGATCAACAGCTCCTAGCTTTGGATCTAAACGATCCTTTGACCTATGAGTCTGTAATCCACTTCCCACCTCCACTACCTCTAGATAAACTCATTACTTTGCAGGAAATCCAAGCCAAGATGCAGATGAATCTTGAATCTCGTGAAGGTGCTCTACGCCAGCTTGGCGAAGAGTTCCCAGATGAAAAGCTTGAAGAGATCCGTGCAGAACTTATTGCAGATGCTAAGGCTGATGGTGCCCTCAACCTCATCAAGCAGCAGATCGCTTCAGCAATTACCTCATTAACTGGTATGATGCCTGATGGAACTCTTCCTCCTGGAGCAGCTCCAGCAGATGGAACTGGCCCTGGCCCTCTAGGACAACCTGGAGTTATCACACCGTTTGAAGAGAACACATTGGCCCAGATGCAAGCTGAGCTTGTAACTAAGGCTTATGGAACAAAGCTTCCTGGACGAGGCGTATCTAACGATCAGACAGATACTCCAAACTCAGAGGAAAATAAGTAATTTAGCCTGACAAACATCGCATAGTTTGCGAGGCTATATACCACTAAACAAAACCCGCAGGTCATCGTGGCACTAATTCGGACAACGACCTCTCAAACCTAAGGAATAAGTATGTCAAATTCATTACAAGAAGCACAAGATGCTGCCAATACAGCAGCCGTTAAAGCTGCAGTAGCTCAAGATGCTTTCGCATCTGAAGTTAACCATACCGCACCTGTAGCACAGCAGGCAGTGGCTGAAGATAAGTTCACTGAAGCAAAGGGCTACACAGAGCAAGACTTGCAACGAGTACGTGAGCAAGAAAAATCAAAACTTTATCCACAGATTGATTCTCTTAAAGAAGAGCTTAATCTTCTTAAGAAAGATCGTGAAGAACGTCTAGCAGAGGCTCGTGCAGCTCAAGAAGCCGCAGCAGAAGCAGAGCGTAAGAAGCTTGAAGCTGACATGGATGTCCGCCAACTCCTTGAAGTTAAGGAAAAAGAGTGGGCAGCTAAAGTTGAATCAGAGCGCCTAGAACGTGAACGTGCATTCGCTCTCCTAGAGCGTGAGCGTGAGTATGCTGAACTAACACAGTATCTCAATCGCCGCATTAGTGAAGAGCAAGAAAACATCGCACCCGAGCTGATTGATATGATCGCCGGAAATAGTGTAGATGAGATTGAACAGAGTATTTCCAAGCTTAAGGAGAAAACTTCTAAGCTCTTGGAAGCGATGACACAGGCTAATCAGCAAGTGCGTCGGGAAATGACCGGTACAAGGGCCACCTTGCCACCAACCTTGGAAAACAATTCGGACCAACAATCGTACACACCGGAGCAAATTGCTTCTATGTCGGTAGCTGACTACGCAAAAAACCGATCACGTCTGTTGGGAACAGCAGCAAATGATCGCAACAAGGGAATCTTCGGGTAGTTCATTACCCTCGCTTTACTAACCTAACCATATATGAACAAGGAGTAACACCGACATGGCATCAGCCGTAACAGGTACCGGCAATCTCGCCGCAGCACCTACAGCGTATTCTGGCGCTAACAGCCAGCTTACACAAGCAATCCAGACCATCTGGTCTAAGGAAATTCTATTCCAGTCAATGCCTATCCTTCGCTTCGAACAGTTCGCTGTTAAGAAGACAGAACTAGGCGTCGCACCTGGTCTCCAGATCAACTTCATGCGTTACAACAACCTCGGCAACGCTTCAACACTCGTTGAAGGTGTCCGTATGTCAACAAACGCACTTACAGCTCAACAGTTCTCAATCACAGTTGCAGAACAAGGATACGCAATCGCAGTATCTGAGCTCCTCCTCAACGCATCTTTTGATGACGTTATGGCATCAGCATCACGTCTTCTTGGACGTAACATGGCTCTCTACCTTGATGGCCAGGCTCGTGACACACTCATGGCTGCTTCTTCAGTCATCTACGGTGAAGATCGTTCAAACCTCTCTGCTGTCAACAACTGGTATGCATACGGCACAGAAGCTACTTCACGTGCAACAATGACCGGTGCTTCATACCTCTCAACACGTACCGTTAAGGACGCTGTAGAGACCTTGGCAACAAAGAACATCCCAAGGTTGGGTGAGACTTACGTCGCATTTGTTCACCCTCACCAGAGCCGTCGTCTTCGTGACCTCCCAGAGTTCATTGAAGTAACAAAGTACGCTGCTCCAGGTAACTTCATGCTCGGTGAAATCGGTCGTCTCTACGACACAGTCTTCATTGAGACAACACAGATCTCAAAGGTCACAAACGGTGCAGGCTCAGGCTACACCACAGATACAGCAGTGGCTCCAGGATCAATCCAGTATCCAACAGGTGGAGGATACACAACTCCAGTAACAGCTACCGGTAACGGTAACTCAGATCGCTACTCAGCTATCTTCATTGGAGACAACGCATTCGGTCACGCTATCTCACTCCCAG